ATATGAAGAAACCGTAGAAGAAGTTCCTGAAATTAAGAACCGAATCGACAATATGGAAAAGTGGAGAGACGGAATAAACAAAGGAATGTGGATCATTTATACATCTTTAATTGGAATAATTTTGAATTTGTTTTCCTCTAAAACTTCTTTCACTTCCACTATTTTAGAATCAATAAAACACCATTCATCTAAAAAATCTAAACCTAAAATAGAACCACCATCTGCCAAAATCTGATCCCAAACTTCTTTAGTATTTTTACCAATCTTACGTAATACTCTTTCTAATTCAGGATTTTTACGAATGAAAGTTCCTTTAGATGTTTGTTCTGTAAATACGTTTGCTGCCCATGGTTCAATACCACTACTTACATTACCACTTAATTTGGAATTCGATACTGTTGGGGCAACCGCTCTCAAATGTGTGTTTCTCATACCAAAATCTTTACACCATAATGGTTCTCCAAATTCTTTTGCCATATCTCTGCTAGCTCTTTCAGATTCAATTTTGATTTGAGAAAAGATTTTACGAGTTTCAAATTGAGCCGGTAATCCTTCAAATGGGATACCTTTTTGTTGCAAATAAGTATGCCAACCTAATACACCTAATCCCAATGCCCTACCTCTTTCAGCAGAACGTACCGCATTTTCGAAACCTCTCATATTTTTAGCTCTTTGAATAAATTCCTCTAATACACCATCTAAAAACATTGTTGATGTATACACTAAGTCAGTATCTTTCCATTCATCGTACTTAGCCAAATTCAACGAACTTAAACAACAAACAAAAGAATGTTGTTCATCTGTATGTAAGACAATTTCAGAACATATATTTGTCATATGTACTTTTAAACCGTTCTTCTTATACATGTCAGGATTTTGTTTATTAACATTACCTTTGAACATAATATATGGTTCACCTGTTGCCTTTCTTTTTTGTAATAGTTTACCCCATTTTCTACGTGCTTCAGAATCACCTTCATCTAATTTTTTCATAAATTTATCACTAACTACAACACATTGATGTAGGTTTAATGATTGACGATTTACATCACCTTTTGGTTCTCTTACTTCTAAGAAATCTTCAAAATCTTTATGTTCAATTTTTATGTTGACTGATGCCGCTCCTCTACGAACTGATCCTTGATTTGTTGCAAGAATAGTGGAATCATAGATTTTAATAAATGGTACCACTCCATCGGATGTACCGTTGCCCGTGATTTTAGCACCTGCAGGACGTATCATGTTGATACCAATACCAACTCCACCGCCGTGTTTTGCAAGTAACATTAATTCTAAATTTTTGTTACCAATTTCAAATATACTATCACCAACATCGATACCAAAACAACTAATTGGTAAGCCTCTATCAGTTCCTGTATTTGATAATACAGGGGTTGCCAAACATAACCATCCCTTCCAAATATAATCGAAGAATTTAGTTGCTAATTGTGGTTTTCCTAATCTTTTTGCAACCGCAGTTGCTACTCTCCAATATGCATCTTTTGGTTTTTCACCTGCTTGTAAATAACCTTTTGAGATTGTTTTAACATAAATCTCTGTGTTCGCCCATTCAGGGTAGTCAACACCAATTTCCCAACCGAGTTCTTCTCCGTAATATTTCATAATCTATTTAATTTTTATTTAATAATTTTCCAATTCCCAAAGTTTTTACTTTTACATCTTTTAGTAACCGCGGGTTCACTTATACCAAAATGTTTAGCACATTCTCTTCTTGTTTCAAATATAAAACCATCAACTTCAATTTTAACTGCAACTGGACTATTTGAACCCAATTTACTTTTTCTAATTTTTTCTTTTGTTTCATCACTCCAAACACGATTTGATGCTGCTAATGATTTTGCTTTTCTATACTCCAAACTATTGAATACAGAATTAGGGTCTTTCCATATTTTTTTTAATGTTTCACTAACTTTTTTACTATCTCCAAATTTTTTACCAGTATGCATTTTTTTTAATTTTTCAATTGTTTCAATCGTATGTGTTTTTCCAAGTCTTTTTGATGATAACAATTTACTATACGCTTCTTTTTGTTCAGATGAGTAATGTTTAGTTGTCCAACCACCAGTACCGCCTTCAGCTAAATTATACGAATTATCTGAATAATATTCTATCCAATATTTTTCTCTTTCATTCAATTCATCAATTGTAAGTAATTCTTCTAACACTTCAATTTTAAAATTACCTTTTCCATATTTTTTTATTGCCTTCTCTAATAAAATACCGGAACCATAATAGTTTTTATTAAATAATTTTTCACTTTTTCCTATATAAACTTTTTCGTTTATACAATTTGTAGTTTTATAAATATACATAGTATAATTGTTTACTATAAATATAGGTTAAGTAAAAAAACCATTAGATAATAGAACCATTTTTTAAAATATATCATCCCAATTTTCACCCTCACCTGGTTTTGAATAATCGGTAGGTCTCATTGCAAAGAAATCAGTCCATGTAACCCCTCCAGTTAGATTATAAAACCAATCTAATTCAGAAGCTTTTTCTTCATTAAATTCAAAATAGTTATCACTTCCTTTTATTGGGTTATATCCTAATTCCGCCAATTTTTCATTAACTCTTTTAGTAATAAATTCTTTTAAATCATTCTTTTTAAGATTCTCTAAATCACCCATCTCAAAAATCTTATCAATAAATTTATGTTCTAAATCTCTTATAGTTTCAGCAGCTTCATAAATTGCTGGTTTAGCTTCATCTAATAATTCAGGAAACTCCTCACACATATGTCTGAATAATTGACAACCCATCTTTGAATGTAAAGATTCATCTCTAACACTCCATTTCATTTGTTGTCCAATTCCTTTCAATAAATTTCTCATTTGGAAAGAATATAATACAGCGAATGAAGAATATAGTGCCACACCTTCTGCAAATGCCGAAAATATAGCAAGTGAACGAGCAACTTCAACTCTCGCCTTATGATTTTTTTGTAAATCTTTAGGTGTCCAATCTGCGGTCGTGTTTGTTAACAATTCAAATCTTTCCTTCATAACCTCATCATGCATAAATCCTGCAAAATCATCTAATCCTAATGTTTCATTAAGATATGAATATGCTACTGAATGAATTGTTTCTTGTGAACCAAAAGCCATCGCCATTTGTCTTATTTCATGTTTTGGAAACCATTTAGTGACCATACTAGTCCAATAATCTGATACTGCACATTCTGTTTGAGCAAACCCTAAAAGAATATTTCCAACTAAGTGTTTTTCTGATATATTCAAATTTTCGTTCCAATCTTTAACATCCCCCTGCATTGGTATTTCTGTATGTAACCAAAACGCTTGCATTTGTTTCAACCACCCTTCATTATAATAATCAGGATATTCAAATGGTTTAAAAGGTATTCTTTTTGTAAATAATTTACTCATTTTTTAATATTTTTATCGATTTAATACTTGATCTCTCCTTTTTAATACTTCCGTTATTCTATTAGCTCTATTTTGAGTTCTTTCTTCTTCATGTCCTAATAACGTATTTTGTGATTCAGTATTGATATCTAAATATTCATTATTAAATTTACAATTACTCCAAATGATACCATCTCTACCTACACGAGATTTAAGTAATGTTAAAGTTGCTAAATTATGTTCTTTTTGTTCTAAAGTTTTAGCTATAGATAAAATAACATGTGCAATTTGTGCTTTTTTAATTGAACCTCCCATCTGATCACCTGTTACCACTTCTGATGAAATTGAACCTCTATTACCTTGAGTTGCGGTCCAAATTGCAACATCAAATTCATCGGTCATTACTTCTAAAGATCTCATAATTGCACCTTCACCTTTCCATTCTTCATCTCCATTAGATCTTTCAGGTGCAATACAATCGACATAATCTATAAGTATTAAATCAACTTTAATTCCATCATTAATTAACTTTCTAATTTTATTTCTAATTTCAGAAATAGTAACATTACCGCTAGGTAATTTTATTAAATTTAGAGTACCATTTGATCTACCTTGAGCTTCATTAACTTTGATGATAACTTCTTCTTTATGATCAGGTTGTTCGTCTGGTGCAATGTCAGACCAAATCGTATAATGTTTTCTTTTGATATCATGGAAACTATCTTCAAAAAATATTTGTACAACACCATAACCTTGATTATAAGCAGTGTTTGCAAATTTGGTCATTAAGGTCGTTTTTCCAGTACCAGTCGGTGCTAAAACTACTCCTAATTGTCCACGACCCAAACCACCATTTAGAACTGAGTCTAAACCAACAATTCCTGTTGGGATTGGATGTCTATTATCCTTTTCTAAAGTTTCTTCGATGTTATGAAAAACATCTATAACATTATCATCTGTTACTCCAATTTGTAAAGCCTTTTGAATGATTTCTTCAATTTTATTGTAAGTTTCAAATTCTCCACTCTCAATAATTAATTGAACATTTTTTAATTCTTTCCTTAAATTTTGTTG